ACTTATCTGATCTCCAGGTATCAATCTTTGTCTTGTTTTTGAGTAACCAGTCGATATACCTAGGTACATTGATTGCATTGATTTCTGCACAATAATTTCCAAATTTGATGAATGCAGTATAGTACGGAGACTTGATAAAATCTTCATAAGTTCTTATCTTACTGCGTAATGTGGTTGTCTTATAGAATTGCAACCAAGATTGGAACCCTATTCTGTTCCCCTGCTTATCTTTCTCTAACCATCTATGCTTATATTGACAGATATGGTTGAGTTCAGTTGTTGCCCGCAAAAATTCTCGACCACAAAATTCACATCCAAACTTTGGTGTCTTAACCGTTGCCTCGTTCTTTTTCATAGCGTTCAATGTCTTTTTCCGTTACTAATTCGAAAAGGGTTTCAACATCTGTTAACTTCAATTCAGGAAATGCTTTGCTCAGATACAGTTTACGTTTGTGTTCATCCATGAAAAGCTTAGTTACTTCGGTGATTGCTTCTGGATCTGCCTTGGGATATATCTTAGAGTAATACGCACTGATATCCTTAGCAACGGGTTTCTCTTTCAGCTTGCTAACCGCAAGTCCTATCTTCGGAATCCATTGATGAAACGCTTTCCCTTGCCCCGGGCTTGCTGCACACAACATTAACCAAATTAACTTTGGATGTTTGCTCACTACTTCATGAAACAGATACTTGTTAGCGTATTCATCTGTTCCGCGTAAAAAACCCTCTTGCAAGTCTTTTCCACCTTTAACTGCGCTCATCCAATCTACCATGATCTTTGGAACAAAACGCTTGCGTTGTTCTTCTGACAGTCTATCGTACCACCCGTAATCTTTCTTATCAAGCGCGGCTAGCGCGTCAAACAGAACGAAGTCTTGTTTGTCAAACTTTTCCTCAACAGGTGCTTTAGCTTTACGCGCCATAACCCTTTTTCCATACTTCCTTGATGATTGTCATACTAATTGCATCTGGATGATTAGGTGAATAATCTACTTGGTCCCGAAGCTCTGGTTTCCAAGTTGTTTCCCATAACTTATAGTTGTTTCTAATCCACTGACCCATGCCATGATGATGCCGATACAATTCATTTTCATCTACATATGGACCCAGGAAGAATTCTTTCTTGTCTTTGTCTGACCACTCTTTCATAATCATGCGGTGAACGTCTTCTACAATTTCATCCTTAGTCATATCAAAATGCCTGCGAATAGTCTACAATCTCGCAATTCCTGCTCACTTCCTTAACAAAATAAACACACATCGGTTTTTCTTCGTCATTTAGTGGTACGCACAAAAACTGTCCATTCTTTAATCTAGGTGCATACCAAGTTACATCATGATATACGTCAATGATTTCGATTGGATAAAACATTGGACTAAACGATGATAATGGATTAAATTCGAAGGCGTTGAATCCTCGATCATTGATACTTGTCAATGGTAAAGTCTCTAAGTCTCCGTGTTCTTTTTCCCCAATTAATATCTGCCAATCGACCGGCATTTTAATTCGATGCGGTCCTATCTGCAATACCAGCGCCGGCGAACTGAATGATTCTAAAAAGATTAATGGAATATAATGATAGTCTACGTTTTGAGGGTTAGAATTATCCAATATTGCAAATCTAAGATCATCAATTTCTTCTGGCAATGTTTCCAGATTGTAAAATATGTTTTCTAATGTAAGTATACGCAGGATCCTTCTCCTAATTGTAAGCTTTAAGTATACAGGATATGTACGTAGTTGTCAAGCTTTGTACTGCAATTTCTCCACTTCGAAGGGATAATTGGCTTCTCGGTAGAACGCCTTACGCTGCGTTAGGTGACGTTTTGAGAATCGGCAACTACTTGTGATATCCCATATTTGTACATAGGATTTATCACTGGCCATCCGTAACCCTCTTCCAATACTCTGAATTACGCGCACGAAGCTTTTGCCGGGTTCAATCAGTACCAAATTAAAGATGCGTGGCAAATTGATTCCAACAGAGGCAACACCGTAGGTGGCAACTATAACCTTACCAGTACTGGTGGCTATCTCGTCATATTCTTCCTTACGATCAGTTAATTTGGTACCACCTGAGACGAATACTGCGTCAGGCTTGTCTCTCAGTAAACTAAAGATACTGCTGAGTTTGTTTTGTAGTGCTTTTCCTGCTGCAATGCGGTCGACAAGGACCAATGTATTTCCGGTCTTGCATATCTCAGTAATCAAATCAGCAATTTTGGTTATTCGCTTGTCGTCCTCAAGTAAATGCTTCAATTCAGTCTGATAATTTGCAAAATCCGCATCATCCTGTAATTGAATGACATTGACATGGCATTGGGCCAGAACTCCCTTCTCTTGCAATTCACTTGCCCCTAACTTACTGATAACTGGCCCAAGAGACACGAAGATAGCTTGCGCTTCAAATTTGGCTTTGGGAATTGTACCAGTAAGACCCCAACGAATAGGAACCATTGCAAATGCGCCGGTCAACAGGGCCTTTAGTACATCTGCTTTTGCCATGTGAACTTCATCCACCATGACACAGACTACATCTTCAATAAAATCCTCAATTGAGACTTCTGCTTCGCCGCTCTTAGTGGCTTTTAGCATGTTGTTCAAACTTTGCCAGGTGCAGATTGTATGACGTTTATTAAATTCTTTTCGATCACCAAAGTATACACCAACATCTAATCCGACGTTAATGTAATCCTCTTCGGTTTGCACAACTAGGTATTTGTTTGGTACGATGACAATTGTACGACCATACTCTTGTAAACTAAATGAAAGAGCGGCGGTAATGATTGTTTTGCCGGCGCCAGTTGCTACTTCCTGGACGCTCTGTGGATTTGAGAGAAATTCATTGATGATTGGAAGCTGATAGTCTCGCAGAATAATAGGGTTACCTTCATCTGGATGACCTTTACGCCACATAAAGTTTGAGAACAAGTCCTCGGACACTCGGTCAAAGGTGAAAGTGGTGCTGTATTTGCGAGTATCAACGAGTTCAATCTCGTATCCGGCCCGTTCTATAACCGGAAGAATTTCAGGAAGAAGATTGATGTAGGAACTACCGCCGAGACTAAAGAAGCTTTGCTTACCGTTCCATCTACCAAGACGAACGCTAGGTAGATATCGAGCACCGGGTACTTCATATTCGAACAGTTTCGTTAACGCTTTTCGTTCGGCTAAATCTAGGCCCTCGAATTTTACATTAACTTCGTCTTTTACTATGACCTTGCAATGACTCATTTTTGATTCAGGACCATAGACCATCCCTAACTCGGATTAGTCTAATCATCATATCGGTATCTTCGTCTGTTTGTTGTTTCTCAATCACCAAACAAAGATCAAGAATTCTACGAGACTCGGCTTGTTCTTCTGGAGTTTTATCATCAGCCAGGAAACTCATTATATCATCTCCGGCCGCCCTTCGTGAATCACACAATGCGGACCAACCACTTAACTCATGAGGGTGTGCGCGGTTACGATATGTTACCGTCCACCATTCGTATAAGGCTTTAATCTCGATTGCTCGTAATGCTTGTGGTGTAGGTTTACCATAATCAGGGTGGTCCTTTTTAATCCATTCATCATCATACTTGAGAGAAGCGGCCCAATCTAGGTGAGCCAAACCTGCTTTTGCGCTACGCTCGTTGAATTCCATATACCCAGGATCATCTTTATCCATCCAGGCAACATGCGAATGGGCCAATTCTACTTCAACGAAATTTTGAAGTTCGTTGAACAGACACGGAAGGATTCTGTTACCAACATCGCGCCAATCACCCGGACGAATATCTTTAGGATGGGCGGTTAATGAATTTGTTCTATCAATCCAGCGATTACGATAGTAACACTTGATATCGTAGATCGTGCGAGTAGGCCAGGTTACAAAATCTTGTAGCTTACCTAAGCCAGTATCGGCTAACCAATACCTGAATGGGTGGGCAGCTTTTGCCGCTTTCTTCCAATCTCGCCAACCAGCAGCGGTTTCGGAGCCGGGTTTAGCCGTGCCTCGAATCCAATTTGCGAACGCCGAACAACTCCAATAATTTCCGTGTTGAGCCAGGGTAATCTCCTCAATGTATTTATTCTCATATTATACAGCAATACGTTGAGAGATACAACACTATCGGAGAGCAATTACTCCGATTTTAGCAAAAATCTATTGGAAATTACTTTGAAGGAGATTTGAGTTTCATGGCATTTGAACACCGAACCTTCACGTTCCGGTGCTGCCGTTCCAATTACGCTTTTGTGTTCAACATAAGCCAACAAATCTTCAACCGATTTATCCTCAAAGGAAATCGCTTTAGTGAATACCGGTACGTGCAGCAGATTGAATCGTTCAATTACAGCAGCCCGTTCCTCAGGCAAAAAATACCGTTGTGCATCGATATCAAAAATGTCGAACACACGGAATTCGTGCTTTGCTAGTTTATAGTGGTTCTTCTGGATTCCGGGACCAATTACTTCGCCCTGAATTGCAACATGACCAAGATCCATCATGACATTTTCTAGGTCGTACTGTCGAGCCATAGCCCAAAGAGTATTACCCTCAGTCTCACGTACTTCCCAATTACGGGAACACACACCGATATTCTTTTCGGCGGTGCGGAACACGGTCATTGATGTACCGTCGCATTTCTCGGTTTCTTCAAAATTGTATCCGAGTTCTTTCCACGTTGCAAAATCCTGCGTCAAATTTTGAATACGCTCTTGGTCGGTCTTAGGAATAAATGAAGGGAATGCGCCCTCAACCTCACCAGCCAACTGTGCCGGAATCGGAGGTTCGTATTTGTTGATGTGAAGGTCTTCGGATACGTCTGAACCTTCAACAAGATCGCCACCGTAGTTAGTCAGCACGGACATCGGCAGTAGCAATCCCTGCGACACCTGACCACGCAATTTCACAGTACGCAGACGTTCTCCCGGAACACCCATGTATTCACGGGGTTCTTTTCCTTTGCTCAGGAATGGGGCGATTCCATTTGGTACCCAAGAATCGATTTCCAGGTACACCACATCATCGCCGGCTTTGAATTCGCCTTTACGAATAACGACATTCCAGCCACCGACTGTTGCAACCTCAATGGCATCGGCGCCCTCGATAGGACGCACTGACTCAATTATTCTAACTGTTGCTAATTTACGCATTGTTTCTACATCCTAAAAAGTTTATCCATTCCCTTGATGAATGATTCGATTTCGCCCCGGGCCGCTTCATTCTTTGCTTTGCACTCACATTCCGGTGCGCTGCAATACATGCCGTCTTT